ACCATCTACTGGATCTGGGAAGAATTTGGGAATACTGGAAAGTCCGCAATGGTCAAGCATCTAGTCGTCCAACAAGGAGCCCTTCTTCTAGGAGGGAAAGGCGCGGATATCAAGTATATGATAGCTACGCATGTACAGAAAAAGAAAATATACCCCCGGGTTATACTCTACGATATACCCAGGACTATTAAGGACTACGTCAGTTATACTTCTATCGAAGAAGTCAAGAATGCCTGCTTCTGTAGTAGCAAATATGAGTCTACTATGGTGGTGGGCAATGCGCCACACTTCATATGTATGGCCAACTTCCCCCCTGAAGAGGACAAGCTCTCGCGGGATCGTTGGGATATTAAGGAAATAATAGATAAGGATTTCATTTAAACTTTAATTTTTTACTTTTGGGATTGAGGATAAAATTTATCGCCTGAATTCTCGGAATTGTCAGTGTTTCCATATGTTGTAGGAGAAGGATCAGGAATACTTGAACCAGCAAAAGCAGGATAAGGATCCTGATCAGGCCGAGGAACCATAGGTGTGGTCGGTGCTTCGGCCTTTTTGCCAGTGGCTTGGTGGTTTTGATCGACATAATAACCGCCAAATTGGTTAACGGCGTCGCCTTCAACGTGAGGTTTACGAATAAACGGTGCCCTTCCAATAGTTCCAGCATCATTCGGCCCCCCGCTACCAGATATCTGTCCGTATGGCTGGAGGGGAGCCCGATTAGTGCGCTGAGGGACGTTGTGAGAACCCTCTACGCGTTCGAGGATAGTGCCGTCAAATTCCCGTTCACCATTAGGATGGTTCATGTCATAGACGTGCTCTTCTTCAACATTGCCATAATCAGTGTTAGCCTGAAACTTTGATGGCATAGCCCCATTCGGAACGACAGTGTCTTGAATGAGACCAGCAGTTGCAGATAGAGAGAGCGGGGACGCAGTCTGAGTATGAATATCAGCGTAAAGGTTATTCTCCCTTGACGCAGTGGTACCCTGGACGTTAGGAGGGGGGAGAGATTCTCCAGCCTTCCAACGCTGCGATAAAGTCAAGTCGGTAGGCTTCAAGTTCCAGTCGGCCTCCTTGAGCCTTTCGTTGAGGTCGGTCTGGTGACGCTTACGCCCACGAAACTTGATGTGATAGGTACGTCGAACGACAACTTGGTGGTCGTTAAGAGAGGTGCGGTCATCTGCCTGTGACTTGAGACCTTGTTTGCCCCATTTCCCGGTCTTGTAATCGTAAACAAGCCTAGAATCCTTCTCGGTTTGAACATCGAAGTTAGGAAAGGGACTTATACAGAAATCCATACCACCAAAACGGCGAAGGTGGATGTCATCAGTAGGAAACCAGCCGGCTGGGGCGGGCTTGGTTATTTCAAGACCATCGGCAGTGCGAGAGGTCTTAAACACCTTGGGGACAAAGCGAAAAGTCTTCTTATCACCATTAATAAGAGAGACAGACGATGCTCTACGCATCTTAGCTTGAGCCTGATTGGCCATAATGGTAGCTCCGTTCTGGGAGTCACCATAATCCAAATGCTTAGCATAAAGACGGGGCCAAGCTCCATAAGGAACTTTACCCATAGTAGAAACGAGCATTTCATTAGAAATAACAGCGTCTTCATCGCGAGCCGCAATAAGTCCTGCAGCGTGTGTAACAGCGTCAGGAGTGAGGCCGTCAGCTCCGGCGCCGGCCGCTGCGCCTGCTGCGAATTGTTCCCACCAGGTGGCGGGGGGCTTGTAGTCCCCATTAGCCAACACTTGCTGGATCTTGAGGCCCTGGGAAAGGATCTTGCGATTCCAGGTTGGCTTGAAAGTGATAGTAATGCCCGTGATAATCATCTCTCGATACATAGCCCTATAAGGCTGAATTTGATCGTAGATAGAAAGAATGCTCGGAGAAAATCGAAAATGCGTTTCAGAAACACCACCAGTAGGGCGTTCCCATAAAGGCAAATTTTCAGTGCCAACATTAATATACGGATCGTAATTGGGCTTTCGCAAAATTAGATCTTGATCGTTGTGGAAGGCCATGAGGCATTCCCTTTCAGGAGGCGAGTAGAAAAATCGAGATTTCACTGCGACCTTCTTCGAGAGAACCCTTTTAGGAACCTTCTTATATTGACGGCGGAAAGCAACTTTCTTGCGATTGACGCGGCGCATCTTGATAGGAACTCTAACAGAACTCCTCTTGCGGGAGCGCCGCGAACGCTTTCTTTTGTAGACGGGCATTTAGAGGTATGAGGTGGATACACGGTGGCCTGCGCCGAGTCTATAGAGTCTTGCTCGGCGTTTGTAAATATATCTCTTTGCTCTGTAAAAAGACTGATCGTGAGTCTTTCCTAGTCGCTTTTGTTGATAATATTTACGCCAAAAGTGCGAGTACTGTACCGGGCCTAAATGAAAACGGGTGGCCCTAAAATCGTTATACATAAAATATGTTAACAGTACGAAAATACTACGGTGTAATTACTTATAAGGCAAATTTGTGCCAAGCCTTTTTAAGAAATTCCCTTGGGGTCTCGGCTGGATAGCGCGAGTACGAACGTATAACTGCATAGGTGAGAACCCAAAGGTTGTACGGAGTCACTACGGTGCCAGTTGTGCCAGTGGTCGGTAATACTATTGGACCACTGGTAACAACTGAAATGGCTGCAAAACGTCATTGGACGTTCACGTTCCATAACTATGGGACTGCAGACGTTGCCCTACTTTCGGGTAGGGACATGGAGGGCGTATTTGCCGCCCTAGTTGTACAAACTGAAACTGCAAGTACGGGTGCTAAGCACCTACAAGGCTACTTGAAGCTGAATACGAAACTCCGTATGAATAATCTTAAGAACTTACTTAAGGAAAAACTTTCTGCGGATTGGGAATCAGTACACTTGGAGCCGTGTAGGAGCCCTACCCATGCTATCGAGTACTGCAGGAAGCACGATACCTTTAACGGGGAATTCAGGCATGAATTCGGAGTACCGCCGAACGGTGTGTTTCATTCCATGTTTGCTATGCCACAGGATGATAACAGTGTCTGGTTCTGGATGCCCCAGATGTTCGAAGGATATAACAATATGTTGGTTCAACATTAAAGTAAGTACTAACTTCTTTTTTAGTACAGATTCAAATCATCAAGGCGGAGGACTTCTACCCGTGGCAGAAGAAATTGGCAGATATCGTCTCTGGCCAGATACACGATCGGACCATCTACTGGATCTGGGAAGAATTTGGGAATACTGGAAAGTCCGCAATGGTCAAGCATCTAGTCGTCCAACAAGGAGCCCTTCTTCTAGGAGGGAAAGGCGCGGATATCAAGTATATGATAGCTA